TCAAGAAGCAAAAAGAATTGCAAGAGAATTTCATTATAAGTGGGACGGAAAAGATAAAACTCAACCAATTTGGTGGAAAAATGGAAGAGGTGGTGAAGATCTTTGTTGGTATGATATTGATGAGTTTAATTTTCATCGTTTAATTCATGGTCTTAATCAAGGATTTCAGGAAGCAGTAGATGAACTTGAATTTTTTGATAAATTAATCTCAAGACTAATTGAAATGAATGGTGGAAAATTAGTTACTAAAGAGCAATATAATGAAGATCAACCTCTATATTGGGAACGTCGTCTTGCTAATCAGTCACTTGATGATTTACTTGCAGCAAGAACTGGAGTAAATGCTGGAAATATTCGTTCTATGAGAAGGGCAAGTGCTCCTACAGTTCTTCCTGATGATGTGAATCGTACAAAAGGAACTTTTGGAGATCCAAATAATCCTATGGCATTCTTGAATGCACTTCAAGATCACGTAGCAAAAGGAATTGAAGAAATTAGTGGAATGGTAAATGTTCTTGAAGGAAGACAACAAGAAGAACCTAAGTTTTTAGATCCTTCAACAGGAACTGAAAGAGTTTCATTATTCAACGAACAACTCAAGCAACCGGAACAGGCATAAAGAAAGATGCAAGGAGATGTATTCGGTTTAGATCGTGTTTATGATCTACAGGTAAGTAACGCAACAGGTCTAAACCTGGACATTTCTGGTCTTCTTTATGGATATTTTGGAGGAGGACTTATTACTGCTGGTGCTGCCAATGTTACTACAATAGACCGTCTAGATTTTTCTACAGAAACCGTAACAGTACCTGCATCTAATTTATCTTTGGCAAGACGTGCTTTAGGATCAGTCTCAAGTAGTTCTTATGGATATTTTGCTGGTGGTACTAATCCTACTCCTGCTGTTGTTTCTACTATTGATCGTCTAGATTTTTCAACGGAAACAAGATCAGTACCAACGCCTAAATTATCCACAATAAGATCTGAATTAGAAATAGGATCCTCAAATAACTCTTATGGTTACTTTGGCGGTGGTGTTAATCCTACTCCTGTAGTTACTCGTGTTTGCACCATAGATCGTTTAGATTTCTCTACAGAAACCGTAACGGCACTAACATCTCAATTATCTCAAGCAAGATCTCAACTGTCAGCAGTCTCAAGTAGTGCATATGGTTACTTTGGTGGTGGGGGACCTACTAGGGTTTGCACTATAGATCGTTTAGATTTCTCTACAGAAACTGTAACAACACCAACACCTAAGTTATCTCAAGCAAGAAATGGTTTAACAGCAACCTCAAGTAGTTCTTATGGTTATTTTACTGGTGGAGATATTCCAACTCCTACAAATCCTGCTGTTGTTTGTACCATCGACCGTCTAGATTTTTCTACAGAAACCGTAACAGTACCAACACCTAAGTTATCTCAAGCGAGATACGTTTTATCGACTGTTTCAAGTAGTTCTTTTGGTTACTTTTCTGGAGGTACTGTTCTTACTCCTGTAATCGCTCGTGTTTGTACTATAGACCGTCTAGATTTCTCTACAGAAACAACAACAGTACCATCACCTAAATTATCTCAAGCAAGATCAGATTTAGGAGGAGTTCAAATAAACCGCAATCCAATCTTTAGATCTACTCCTAAGTTCACTAACTGGCCTGAGAGTGCAAACTTTGGTTATTATGTTGGTGGTTCTAATCCTACTCAATCTTTTTCTACTGTAGACCGTCTAGATTTTTCAACAGAAACAGTAACAACACCAGCACCTAAACTAATACAAGCAAGAAGAACATTAGCAGCAGTCTCAAATAGTTCTTATGGATACTTTGCCGGTGGACAAATTGCTCCTCCAGCAGTTTTTGTTTGCACTATTGATCGTATAGAATTCTCTACAGAAACTATACTCGCACCGGCATCATCAATACCTCAAACAAAAGGGTGGTGGGCAGCAGTCTCAAGTAGTTCTTATGGTTATTTTGGGGGTGGTAATATTAACCCAGGTAATGTTTCTATTATAAATCGTCTAGATTTCTCCACAGAAACAGTATCAACTCCAACACCTAAGTTATCTCAAACAAGACAATTATTATCAGCAGTTTCAAATAGTTCTTATGGTTATTTTGCAGCTGGTTCTACTCCTACTCCTAATCTTGTTTGTACCATTGACCGTTTAGATTTCTCTACAGAAACAGTATCAGTACCAACACCTAAGTTATCTCAAGCAAAAAGTGCTTTATCCGCAACCTCAAGTAGTTCTTATGGTTACTTTGGCGGTGGTGCTATTCCTGAAAATGTTTCTACGATAGATCGTTTAGATTTCTCCACAGAAACTGTAACAGTCCCAACACCTAAGTTATCTCAAGCAACACGAGACCTTGATGCAACTTCAAGTAGTTCTTATGGTTACTTTGGTGGTGGTCTTATTCCTACTCCTGCAAATGTTACTACAATAGACCGTCTAGATTTCTCCACGGAAACAGTATCAACACCAGCACCTAAATTATCTGCATCAAGACAAAATTTAACATCAATCTCAGGAGGCACAGGAACCCAACGAGTGGGTTCTGCGACTTATGGTTACTTTGGTGGTGGTTTTGATTTTGGCGCTAAAAATACAATTGATCGTTTAGATTTTTCAACAGAATCTATAAGTACTCCACCAGTTAAATTTACTACAGAAGTAGATAGTTGGGCAGCAACTTCAAGTAGTTCTTATGGTTATTTTGGCGCAGGATCTAATCTTTCTGGACCAACTCTTAGATATTCATTTATATTTCGTTTAGATTTTTCAACAGAAACAATTAGTCAACCTTCTCAAAAATTATCTCAGACAAAATACTCACATGCAGCAACTTCAAGTAGTTCTTATGGTTATTTTGGTGGTGGTTGGAATGAAATAACTCGTTATTGCACTATAGATCGTCTAGATTTCTCCACAGAAACTGTAACAGTACCAACACCTAAGTTATCTCAAGCAAGACACCAATTAACAGCAACCTCAAGTAGTTCTTATGGTTACTTTGGCGGTGGTTATAATACTCCAACTATTATGGTTTGTACTATAGATCGTCTAGATTTCTCTACAGAAACAGTATCAGTACCAACACCTAAGTTATCTCAAGCAAAAAGTGCTTTATCCGCAACCTCAAGTAGTTCTTATGGTTACTTTGGTGGGGGTTTTATCCCTCCTACAGGGGCAGTTGGATTTGTTTGTACTATTGACCGTCTAGATTTTTCTACAGAAACAGTATCAGTACCAACACCTAAGTTATCTCAAGCAAAAAGTCAATTAGCAGCAACCTCAAGTAGTTCTTATGGTTACTTTGGTGGTGGTTTTATTTCTACTTTAGATAGAGTTTCTACTATAGACCGTCTAGATTTTTCCACAGAAACTGTAACAGTACCATCACAAAAATTAACTCAAGTAAAAGATAGTTTAGCAGCAGTATCAAACGCAAACTAATATTATGAAAACCTTTTATTTTTTATCAGGTCTTCCAAGATCTGGTTCGACACTTCTTTCTGCATTATTGAATCAGAATCCAGAAATACACGCATCCACAAACTCTCCTCTTTTAGATACAATTCATTATACTGAAGAGTATCTTCTATACAATTCCGAACAATATAAGGCACATCCAAAACCAGAATGTGCTCATAAGGTTCTATCATCCATACCTCATAATTATTACTTTAATACACCAGAACCAATCATTATTGATAAATCTAGAGGTTGGGTCAATCAAATACAGCACATCAGAGACTACATCACTCCAGAACCAAAAATTATATGCCCCGTCAGAAACATTCAAGACATTATGGTTTCTTTTCTTGCTTTGATTGAAAAAAGTCAGTCTCTTTCTTTTATTGATAAAGGTCTTATAGACAATAATTTAAAACTTACAAATGATAATCGTTGTGAGTTTCTAATGTCTCCAAGAGGTATTATTGGAATGTCTTATCACGCACTTGCAGAAGCATTTCGTAAAGGTTATGAAAAATATATCTTACTTGTAGAATATGAGAATCTAATTTCAAATCCACAAAATGAAATGAATCGCATTCATTCATTTTTAAATTTACCTTTGCATTCTTATGATTTTTCAAATGTTCATCCAAAGTATGATGAAAATGATGAGGTTTATGGATTGGAAAATATGCACACAATCAGAAATGAAGTGAAAAAAATACATCGTGATAATTCAAAATATTTAAGTAATTTTATTATTCATAAATACAGTCAGATTGAGTTTTGGCGTAAAGTCACTCCAAAATATTCTGTGTTTGGGATCTAATGTCAGGTACATTTTCTCTGAGAGAAGTCAGAACAGAGCAATTAACCAATATTAATGAAGGATTAAACCTAGATATTCCTGGTCTCCTTTATGGATATTTTGGTGGTGGATTTATTGTTGGTACTGGTAATGTTTGCACTATCGACCGACTAGATTTCTCTACAGAAACAAGATCAGTACCAACACCTAAGTTATCTCAAGCAAGAAGAATTTTTTCAGGAACCTCAAGTAGTTCTTATGGTTACTTTGGTGGTGGATTATCTCCTGTTAGTGAGGTTTGTACTATAGATCGTCTAGATTTCTCTACAGAAACAGTATCAATATTAACATCTTCATTATCTCAAGCAAGAAGATCCACATCATCAGTATCAAATAGTTCTTATGGTTATTTTGCCGGAGGTATTTTTTCTCCTGCAACCTATCATTCAACTATAAATCGTATAGATTTTTCCACAGAAACTGTTACAACTCCAACACCTAAATTATCACAAACAAAAGATGCTCTTTCAGGAGCATCAAGTAGTTCATATGGTTACTTTGGAGGAGGATCTACTTCTCCAACTCCAACTTCAATTTGCACAATTGACCGTTTAGATTTCTCCACAGAAACTATAACAACACCAACACCTCAATTATCTCAAGCAAGAAATAGTTTAGAAGCAGTCTCAAGTAGTTCTTATGGTTATTTTGGTGGTGGTCTTATTCCTACTCCTGCTGTCGTTTGTACTATAGACCGTTTAGATTTCTCCACAGAAACTGTTACAGTACCAACACCTAAGTTATCTCAAGCAAGATTTGGATTAGCAGCAACTTCAAGTAGTTCTTATGGTTACTTTGGTGGTGGTGGATCTCCTGTTCCTTCTATTTTTACTACCATAGACCGTCTAGATTTCTCTACAGAAACAGTATCAGTACCAACACCTAAGTTATCTCAAGCAAGGCAACAATTAGCATCAGTTCAAATAAACCGCAATCCAATCTTTAGATCTACTCCTAAGTTCACTAACTGGCCTGAAAGTGCTAATGTTGGTTACTTTGGTGGTGGTGGATCGACGACACCAACTACTCTTTCCACGATTGATCGTCTAGATTTCTCTACAGAAACAACATCAGTACCAACACCTAAGTTATCTCAAGCAAGAACTCAATTATCAGCAGTTTCAAGTAGTTCTTATGGTTACTTTGGTGGTGGTGCAATTGGTTGCACTATTGATCGTTTAGATTTCTCAACTGAAACTGTATTAATACCAACACCCAAGTTATCTCAAGGAAGATCTCAATTAGCAGCAACCTCAAGTAGTTCTTATGGTTACTTTGTTGGTGGAGCTAGTCCCTCTCCTGTTTGTACTATTGACCGTCTAGACTTCTCCACAGAAACAGTATCTGTTCCAACACCTAAGTTATCTCAAGCAAGGCAACAATTAGCAGCAGTCTCAAGTAGTTCTTATGGTTATTTTGGTGGTGGTATTATTCCTACTCCTGCAAATGTTTGCACCATAGACCGTCTAGATTTTTCAACAGAAACTGTATCAGTACCAACACCTAAGTTATCTCAAGCAAGAGATGGAATCGGAGCAGTCTCAAGTAGTTCTTATGGTTACTTTACTGGTGGTGAGATTCCTACTCCTATTTCGGTTTGCACTATAGATCGTCTAGATTTCTCTACAGAAACCGTATCAGTACCAACACCTAAATTATCTCAAGCAAATAGGAATGCTGGAACGACCTCAAATAATTCTTATGGTTACTTTGGTGGTGGTGAGATTCCAGGTCCTACTGTATTTTCTACTATAGATCGTTTGGATTTCTCTATAGAAACATTATCAATACCAACACCTAAGTTATCTCAAGCAAGAGAATTTTCAACAGGAGTCTCAGGAGGCACAGGAACCCAAAGAGTTGGTTCTGCGACTTATGGATACTTTGGTGGTGGAGAAATTTCTACCCCTGCAAATGTTTGCACTATTGACCGTTTAGATTTCTCAACAGAAACAGTATCTGTTCCAACACCCAAGTTATCTCAAGCAAGACGTAATTTAGAAGGAGTCTCAAGTAGTTCTTATGGTTACTTTGGTGGAGGTTTTATTTCAAACCCACCTTTAGTTACATCATCTATCATAGATCGTTTAGATTTCTCTACAGAAACAGTATCAATACCAACACCTAAGTTATCTCAACAAAAACTTGGTGTAGCATCGGTTTCAAGTAGTTCTTATGGATATTTTGGTGGTGGTGCTACTCCTACTCCTACAAATGTTTGTACTATTGACCGTCTAGATTTCTCTACAGAAACTATAGCAACACCTGGATCCTATCAGCTATCTCAAGCAAGGCGTATATTTGCAGGATCTTCAAGTAGTTCTTATGGATATTTTTGTGGAGGTTTTATTGTTTCTACTCCCGTAAGTGTCTGTACTATAGATCGTTTAGATTTCTCCACAGAAACAGTATCAGTTCCAACACCCAAGTTATCTCAAGCAAGAGTTAGTCTAGCATCGTTTTCAAATAATTCTTATGGTTATTTTGGTGGGGGATACATTCCAGGTTCTATTGTGGTTTGCACTATTGACCGTCTAGATTTTTCTACAGAAACCGTAACAATACCAACACCTAAGTTATCTCAAGCAAGAAGTTACCTAGCAGCAACCTTAAGTAGTACTTATGGTTACTTTGGTGGAGGTACTGTTCTTACTCCTGCAATTACTCAGATTTCTACCATTGACCGTTTAGATTTCACTACAGAAACTGTAACAGTACCATCACAAAAACTTACTCAGGCAAAATTTGGTTTGGCAGCAATATCAAACGCAAACTAAATAAAACAACTATATCATTAATGATATGAATGATTTACTTTCCAATATTCTAATACAACCAAAAGTTGTCACAAAAGAAAACTGCAAATATCTGATTGATTATGCAAATCGTGCCGATAAGGAACAGATGGGAGTGTTTGATCCTGACAAGACAAATCTTACAAAACAATCAGAACATAAAGTAGATAAGACATCAAGAGATGTTAAATGTGCTGATGTAACTCCAATACTTCCTCAAATTCACGATTTGATGGCAAACATTATTGATCACGTCATTAACCCTTTTTATAATTTTAAGATTCGTGATAGTGAAATGCCACAACTTCTTTACTACGAAAAAGGAGGGCACTATAAACCTCACTATGATGCAGAAGCACTTTGGACGAATCCTGATGGAACACAAATTTGGAAAAAGAGTGTAGATCGTGATCTTTCTACTGTCCTTTTCTTGAATGATGATTTTGAAGGTGGTTATTTTTCATTTCCTGATTTAAGAATCAAAATTAAACCAGAACCAGGACTTCTTGTTTGCTTTCCTTCTTCAAGGTATTTTAAACATTGTGTAGAACCAGTAATTTCGGGTCAAAGATATACTCTTGTAACCTGGATGAGAGTTCAGGGATTCAAAACAAAAGAGGAACAAGACAGAGAAATTGAACAAAAGTATGGGATTAAAGTACCATAAATAAAATTAGCATTTCAGATTTATATCATAATGACTCAACTTATTAAACATTATTGGATTGATAGAGATAATCCAAATGTATTTGCAGTATCTAAAGAACAATGGTCACAACCAATGTTTGGGGTGATTGGGTTTCAGGCAGAAGGTCTTGTAAATGTTCATAAAATATTTGATGAGAATGGAGTTGAGTTTTTTCTTTCAACTTGTCCAGACGAGACTGTAATTGAAGAAAAAGAAGGTCTTTCAATTTTAACTCAAGTACAATGGGATGCTGAAATTGAAGCATATGATACAAGACAAGAAACGAGTCGTTGGAATATTGTTAGATCTTATCGCAATCAACTCTTAGATGCAACTGATTGGATTGTAATTAAAGCAGAAGAAATACAAATTAGTCTTTCATTGGATTTTAAAAATTGGAGACAAGATCTTCGTGATCTTCCCGATTCAGAAACTTTCCCAACTGAACTTCCCGCTGCGCCAGAAGGTGTGTCTGTAGATCAAGCAATTTATAGTGATTATATTGCAGAACTTAGAAGTATTCCAATGATTAATGACCCATTACCTGCAATAGAATAATTTAATTCATATTCAATAATTGATAACACTTATTATTACGGTCAAATGCATAATCCGCATATTTGCCATTTTTTCTTACAAAGTGTAAAAATAACTGCATAAAACGGTCATTATTATGAGTCCTTAAAGGACTTCTCCAATGCTCCACTTCTGTTCCAAGATAAGCAACTCCGTGACCTACTGGAGTGACTACTGCTCGATTTTTTCCAGTTTTATCTTTTAATTTAATAGGCCAAGGTGCATCACCACAAATATTCATCGTGACAGATACTTCACAAGATGGGCGGTCAGTGTGGCAGTTCATCCATCCACCTTTATGATAAGTTGTAGAAAACCAATAAGTAGGTAAAAGTTCTTCTCCAACTAATTTTTCAAGAATTGGTTTCACTCTCCACATAATATAAGTACAAGTTGGAGGTGCATAGCAAGTTAATACTCTACCTCTTTCTGGGTCATAATGTCCTTTTAAACTTCCAAGTTCTCTTATAGCACCACAAAGATTTTTATATTTAATTTCTAATGCTTCTTCTTTAGTAATAATATTTGGAATATAATGCCATCCTTTATTTAAAAACTCAGTCATAAACTTTTTAATATTATTAAATTATTTATTTTAATATATAAAAAATAAAAAAATGCCTCATTGTCAGTTGACAAATTTAAGAATACCTGATAAACTATGAACCCATACAAAATTAACTACAATATGCTTTATGAACCTCCGGTGAAGACAACTCCAGAAAATGTAAAAGAAGCAAATGAAGCTCTCTTTTCTTGTAAGATGACACTTCCAGCAGCAGCAAAGCACTGTGGAATGACACAAAAGGAAATGAAACTTACTTTCTTTGAGTACCTCAAGTATCATCCAGCAACATATAAAAACAAATAATCTAGTAGAGACTTGACAACTAAACTCAGGTCTCTTATTATACTATCAACGCTGGTGTAGCGCAATTGGCAGGAGGCAACCGACTCAAAATCGGTACAGTGTGGGTTCAAATCCCTCCACCAGCATAATAAATATAAGAAAAAATCTTATGAAATACAAAATCACTCAGGCATACTGTTGGTATAATCGTGGCAGTATGATTGTGAGAATGTATTTTATAAATCATATTCCTTTTACTTTTGATGAACTTCCAAAAGAATCTAGTACAGATTTGGAAATCATTAAAAAGGCAGACTTGCAAAGAAGATGGGAACCAGAAGACTTATACCAAAAATCATTCTATCTTATAGATGAAGAAATACACCCTTGCTTATTTCCTGTAGACCTAGAAAATCCAGAAGATATGCCGCAAGATGACGAAGAATTTGTCTGATAAATAAAGCATAGAAGATAGTGTAGAAGGAGCCCGCATACCGTGCCTTTGAACAAATTAGACAATTTTTTAAAGAATACTGAAGGACGTATTCTTTATGTTAATCCTAGCGACCTTGACGCATCAGATTCTATTGATAATCAAGGCAATTCTCTTGCTCGCCCATTTAAAACAATTCAAAGGGCAGTTATTGAAGCAGCAAGATTTTCTTATGTAAGAGGAAATAATAACGATATTATTGAAAAGACTACTATTCTACTTTTCCCAGGAGAGCACGTAGTAGATAACCGTCCAGGATGGGCAATTTATGACAACTCTGGTGTTGCCTATGCAGTCCCTAGAACTGGTGGTGTAGGAACACCAGCAGTTTCAACACTATCACTCACACTAGATTCTAACTTTGACTTAACACAAGAAGATAATATTCTTTATAAGTTCAATAGTTATTATGGTGGGGTAATTATCCCTAGAGGTATTTCACTTGTTGGTCTAGATTTAAGAAAGACAAAAATTAGACCAAAGTATGTTCCCAATCCTACCGACCCAAATGTAAATAAGTCTGCAATTTTTAGACTTACTGGTACTTGCTATTTCTGGCAGTTTTCATTCTTTGATGGTGATGATACTGGATTAGTATATACCAATCCAAATCTTTTTGGTTCAGAATATCAATCAACTCCAGTATTCAGTCATCATAAACTAACTTGCTTTGAGTATACTGATGGTGTAAATGATATTGAAAATTATGGTCTGACAGACCTTGATATGTATTATAGCAAGTTGTCTAATGCATTTAATGTTTATAGAGAAATTGTAGATAAGTTCCCAGAAAATCCTGACGGATTTGCCAAGAGAGCACCTGAATGGGAAATTGTTGGAGCATTTGCATCGGACCCAATTGATATTTCGGATATTATATCAGGAAATGGTACGACAGCATCATCTAGAATTACTGTAACTACTTCTAGAGAACATAACTTGAACGTAGGAACTCCTATCAAAATTCGTGGAGTTGCAACATCCAATTATAACATCTCAACAAAAGTACAGGAAGTTATTAACGATACAACTTTCACATATTTACTTCCATCCTTCCCAATCAACCTAAACGCCAATCCTAGCGTCTCTGGTGCCACAGTAATCGTAGAGACCGATACAGTAACTGGTGCGTCTCCTTACGTCTTTAACTGCTCTCTCCGCTCCGTCTGGGGTATGAATGGGATGCACGCAGACGGTTCTAAGGCATCAGGATTCAAGAGTATGATTGTTGCTCAGTTTACTGGCGTATCCCTCCAGAAAGACGATAGAGCATTCGTTAAGTATGACAAACCAACAAGAACTTACAACGGAGTTCCAATCACTACAGTTTATGGTTCTGCACTTCCATCAGGTGCTTCACAAACTGATGCATCTAGAATTTATCACCTAGACCCAGAAGCAATTTACAGAAGAGGTTGGGAAACAAGCCACATTAAGATTTCAAATGATGCGTTCATTCAGGTTGTTTCCGTATTCGCAATCGGTTTCAATAAGCACTTTGATGCTGAAACTGGAGGAGACTTCAGTATCACAAACTCAAACTCAAACTTTGGTCAGATTGCTCTAAACTCTTCTGGTTTTAGAAAAGAAGCATTTGAAAAGGATGACAAGGCATATGTAACTTCTATCATTCCTCCAAGAGCAGTTAACACAAGTGTAGAAGAAGATATTGATTGGTTGCCAATTGATGTTGGATTAACTACATCAGTAGGTATTAGTACACACCTATACTTGTTTGGATTTAATGCCGAAAATTCTGCTGCTCCCGCTTCAGTAGCACAGGGATTTAAGATTGGTGCTCGTTCTAATGACAATCTTTATGTAAACTTAAGTGGAACTGAGTATGGTGCAAGAATTTTAATGGATGATATTGCAACATCATCTGCTAAATCTTATACAGTTTCAGGTTCACCAAGTTCTAACATCTTTACGATTGGTTCTCATACAATTCAAACCGGCGAAAAAGTAATCATTACAAGTGATATTGGAGACCTTCCAGAAAATATTAATCCTAGTACAATTTATTATGCAATTAGGCATAGTTCAACTCAAGTAAAACTAGCGTCTTCAAGAAGAAATTCACAAGTTGGTGATGAAATTACTGTTTATGGTGGTCAACAATTAAGAATTGCAAGTAGAGTATCAGATAAAGAATCTGGAGAAATTGGTTCACCAATCCAATATAACTCAACAGTAGGTAACTGGTATATTACAGTTCAGGGTGGAAATGCAATTTATAATGCTCTAAGTTCTCTTGGAGGTGTTGCAATCCTTGGCGAATCTACAGACTTAGCATATGTCAAGAGAGTAAATGATGAAAGAAGTCTCGACGAGAAAATTTATAAGTTAAGAGTAGTAATTCCAAAAGAAGCAACAAACTCTAAAAATCCTGAGCCCGGATTTGTTATTCAAGAATCTAGTTCAACAGGAGCTAGAAGTGATGCAGATTTCTCATTAACAACAATTAGTGCAAGCGATTTTGATTATCAAAGAAATCCAAGATTTATTAGCACTTGTACTGTTTCATCAAATACTGTTACAGTAATTGCCGAAAGACCTCACAATCTTCAGGTTGGCGAGATAGTTATTGTTAAGAATGTACAAAGCACCACAAACACGATTGGTCTAGACAATCTTGGATATAACGGAACATTTGAAGTGACTGCAGTTCCTGATGATACGACATTCAGTTATTCCATTATTGACGTAAATGGAATATCTCATAGCGTAGGAAATTGTATCAACAATACAAGTAACCGTACAATTTCTAGTCTTGGTAGATTTGAAAGAAATGATAATCAATCAAATATCTACATTTATAGAAGTGAAGTCATTTCCGAATATATTCAAGGAACTCAAGACGGAATTTATCACGTTTATGCTCTAAACGCAAGTAATGCCGTACCTGAAGAGTTTACAAATATCGAATATAGTCAGAGCCCTGTTGACTTATATCCACAACTTGACCGAGATAATATAAATGATAATCCACCATCAGCAGCAACATTTGCAAAACGTGCTCCAATTGGTGATGTAGTTACTAATGACCTTAAGAGTAGCATTACTAGAGAAACTGTCGATAAGTTTATGAGAGCATCTGGAAGTGCTCTTAAGATTTCTACAGTATCTT